CCATAAAAATCTCGTCCTACAAAGAAATTTAAACTTCCAGATAAGTTATAACTTGGTATAATAATTTTATGTCTATATTGACCAGATTCACAAAATCCCAAATGATACTTTATAATATCAAAATTCGTAAATCCTCTATTTTCCCTTAAATACTTTAAAGCATTTCTATAATCTGGAGTATTCTCTGCTTCTAAAAAAGATTTATATTCCGCAGGTAAAGATAAATGTGTTGATGAGTTATTTGAATGTTCTGTAAATAAACTATTAATATCTTTTACTACAACACCTAAGGCTTTATTTAATTCTACGATCTTTTCGTAACCAGCATTTAATTGCTTGTAAAGATTAATTAATTTACGACCCCTTTTTTGACATACCCAACAACTCCATGGATTTTCTCCTTTGGTATTAGTAAGCATTTGAATCTCTAACTTACGTTTGTGATGGTTACAAAATGGGCAATAGTATGCCACATTACCATTAGATGTTTTCTTACCTTTTCCTAATAATGACTCTACCGAAGAAACTAATTTAGTATTATCCATATAAGATAATATAATAAAAATTTCTTATTCTTCTAGCCATTCAGCAGGAATTTCTTTTGCAGCCCACATATATCCATGTTTGTCTGCCCAATCTGCGTAAGTTGTTTTTGAAGCTTTTGTTATTTTATTATTTGGAGTTTGGAATAAAAGACGTATATCTAGTTCTGGGTTTGCTTCTTTTACTAGTTTCATCTTTTTCCTATCTGCTGTAGTAAAACGCCCTTTTGTTTCGATATACATTTTATCTCCATTACGTTTTGTTAAGATAAAATCAGGAGTATATGTAGCTAATCTTTCTGGGACAGTATATTTTAACTTTTCAGTTTCGTAACTCCAGGCTTTACCAGTGGCTGATAATTGTTCTGATATTTTATCTTCTAAGCCAGAACGATATCCGTGTTTACGAGCTAACGCTCTTATTGAAAATTTCTTTTTTGCCATAACCTTTTATTTTTATTTTATGAACGATCAAATCGTATTTCAAAGTTTAAATCAATATCATTTCTTTTCGGAATTGGTGTTCCTAATTTTGCTACTGCAACTAGATCTAGATTTGAATTATATAATCCAATTGTTGTTATATAAGGTGTAAATTCAGACCCCGTTGCAAACGAAACTAAAGACCCTGTGATATCATATAATGTAGGATTGATACTAGTATTATAATCATTCATAGGAATATTAATATAATACTTAGATTGTTCAATATCTAAACTACTTTTATATGTTAATGTAAAATCTTTTGAAAATGATGAAGATATTAATTCATTTTGGTATGGAGAATATATTACCATTCCTTGATCATAAAATACATTACCAACTTTATTAGTTTGAAGCGCTGAATAATCTGTATCTGTTAATGTTGCTAAAGATGTAATTTCATTTTGAGTTAATGCTCTGTTATAAAATCTAACTTCATCTAAACTTCCACTAAACGTCATTAATCCTATAGTATTTGCAGATCCTAAATATATACTACTTTTGTTCGAAACTTTACCGACTGTAGCATCTGTAGAAGAACCCTCAAGCGTACCGCTTAAATAACACTCTAAATTACTTCCAGTTTTTTGAAATACCACATGTTTTGTAGTAAAGGATACATCGCCAGATGGTGCAGATATACTAGAGGTTATAAATCCATCTGATTTTCTAAATGTTAAAGTTTCAGCAGGGCCGTTAAATGAAATATCAAATGGATATGATTGTAACAATGTATCATCTAACCATTTTTTAGATATTACTGACTGATCTGTAGAAGATATATCTTGCGCGTTAATCCAAAATGATATTGCAAAGTCATTATCAAAAGTATTAAACCAGCTATCTAAATCATCTTTAACTTGTACATAAGAAGATGACCCGTTAAAATTTGCTTGATAACCATAGCTATAACTGCTAGCAGAAATTCCCGTAGAATATGTTATATCTTTACTGTAATAATTTTGTGGAATAAAACTAGAATCAAATCCATTATTGAAACCTAAATAAATAATGTTATTCGAAGCAAAACTAGATGTATTAATTCTAGTATCTATCAATTCATAATTTCCATTATCTTGCAAAGTTATTGATTCATTTGCTTTACCTGTAAATGTAATACTTAAACTACTAGGCTTAATCTTATCTCCAATTTTAATTCTTGGAATAGAATAAGATATTAAATTATAATTTAAATTTCTATTAAAATTGTTAACAGTATAGTTAATATATCCGAAATTACTATACGGCTCGTATAATAAATGATTAATGGCTATATAAGTATTTTTCATATAGCTACCATCTGAATTTTGTAGTTCTCCTATAGCAGATGATGCACTTATGTTTACATATGTATTTGAATAAATTCCACGTAAATATTTAAAATTAGAATCTGTAAAAGATTGAGATGTAAATACCCAGTTTTTATGAGCTGTATATTTTGTTACATTTGAATCTTGTATAGTACCAAATACTTTTATATCTGCCATTAACTCTTATCTTTATTATAAATATCGATAAGATAATATATTCAGTAAAAAAGCTCGAATGAACGAGCTTTCTTTATATTTTTAAAAATCTATTTTTACTTTAATTAATAATTCTCTATCAAATGATTTTAATAAAGGTTTACTTAATTTTGCTACTGCGACTAGATTATAATTTGAATCATATAATCCAACCGATGTAATATATACTTGAGGATTACCATACATCGTAGGTTGTGCTAATACATTATTTGAACCGGTTACAAATGTCGGATTATTTGAAAAATTAAATTCTCCATTAAATGCTCTTACAAATACAATTTGTGATTTAATAGATTCTTGATTTCTTGCTGTAAATCCGTTTGCTGCGCTAATTGCTGCTGCGCCAGATATTGATGTATATAACTTCCAAGCATTATCTCCACCTGGTACTGATGATGACCCAGTTTCTGTATAAGATGCAGTTACTGTATTAAATGAAAGATTTGAATTTAATCTATCTCCATTTAACACGATTAATCCTAGATCTGGATAAACTAGTCCGTATGTAGAACCTGATGTAACTGAACCTCCAAATATACCACTATTAACTGAACCGGATACTATATTATATACTCTACCTCCGTTTGAAGAATTAACGGTAGATGTATTTGTACTATCATCAATTAAACTAATAATTTTATTTGAACTAGATACTTGAACATTACTTCCTGTATTTGCAGCATTAACTGTAGAACCTGATAATTCGGCTAAATTTAATTGCCATGTACCTGCATTTAATCTTTCTTTTAAACGTGCTCTATTAACAGCAATTACATAAATATTATCTGAATTTACTCCTCCAAAAAATGTAAATTGTGTGTCTGTAGATGATAATAAAATATTTTTATATTGAGAATAGATCGCTCTTGTAGGAGAATCATTTAATGCGCCACCTCCAGAATAACTACCGCTACCTAATCTATTACCGTATGTTATAGCAAACTGACCGCTTGCACTAGTACTAGTATCGCTAACAACATCATAATAATATTGTTTTTGAGTATTAGTCATCAATGAACTAGTATAATATGTAGTTAATGTGCCTACATTATTAGCCCATAATGGAGATGTTACGATCTGGTTATTATTAGAAACGATATCAGACCCACTATTTATTTGTTTAAATGTTAAACTCATTATTTTATATTTTAATTATTATGATGGCATTGTATAAGAAATAGTAACAACGGTTGTAGATCTAATACCAGATCCATTTCCTGTAAATGCTACATTTGTTTGTAATGTTCCTGCGCCTTTTAATCCTAATTTTGATAATTCTGTAAATAATTGTGGTTGTAATGAAACAACAAATCCAGCTTTACCAGTTACGGTAAGTACTGAACCTTGATCTCCCGAAGATGCTGGTGAACTTATCGAAGTACCTGTTACAGTTAAATATTTTGAATCGAAGTTACAACTATATCCAAATTGAGCATCTTCTGTAACTGCACTTTGTGGTGATATTGTTGTAGATGAATTTGTAGAATTATTATTATAGAAGAATGTAAAATTAACTGAAGTAGGTACTTGTGTTAATGTAGGTATAGAATTATTACTATTAAATCCGTTCCTATCTAATGTTAATAATTTACTTTTTAAATTTTGCTCCGGAAGAGGAGATGCTTCTAATACTGGCATATTTTCAATAACAATACCGTAATAGTCGCTTCCTAATGGATGACTAGGATTCCATAAATCATAATTCACTTCATCATCCCCTAAAGCAAAATATTTAATATCTAAGCCATTTGTCGTCCCCTTCGAAAGTAATTCACGGCCTTTTGTAGTTAATATTGCGTCTACAGTTACGCTTGCATTATTTAAATATCCCATAATATTTTATCTTCTATTTTTAAATAATTATATGTTAACATTAATTTTTACCCTAAATTAAATCCTCTCGAACTATATCCAATAGGAGTTCTTCCATTAGCATTTGGATTAGTTGCACTTACCGGAGGTGCTGGAGAATTTATTGGAGAGATAGCAGATTTTGGTGGTATAGCAGGATTATTTCTAATAGTGCCTGGTTTAACTATTGTAACAGAAATAACGGGAGATTTATCAGGCAGGTCGGCGCTGCTAACGTTATATCCAGCAGCTGATATTTTTGTACCATCAAAACTTCTTTTTCTATAAGCTGTTAACGAGTAATTATAGTCCTGCACTTCTGCGGGTCTATAATAACTGCTACTATTAAATCTACCAGCACTTGCACTAGCTTCCGTACTATAAATAGGATAAAATACTTGTCTAGTTAATGATAATGTATTTTGTAATATTGTAGAACCTGTAGGTTCAAATCTTACCATCATATTAACTACACCTGATCCTGTAATATATTTACTAGAACTATAATTGTACAATCCTGCTTTATCTAATTGTTCTGTGTAATCAATACTTGCAGTATGTACTGGATATTCTCCTAAAAGACTAATATAATCGCGTGCATCAATTGTCTTTGCGTATGCCGGAGTAGTAGCTACTACATCATCTAAAATAGTAATTTTGCTACGCTCTAAAACATTTTGCTTAATTTTAATGCTATTATCTAAAGTTACTCTCGCCGGTAATAATTGTTTTAATTGGTCAAAGAAAGAATAATCGTAAACCGATAGAAGTTTTAATAATATCGGTAAGTTATTTCTGTCTTTATACTTTTTCCAATATTGAAATTGTATTGTTCTTAAATCCGTATAATATGATAAATTTTGGTCTGCAGGATCTCCAATATAGTCATCAATATCAAAATATCCCAATTGATTGTAAATATCAGCATCTATCATTTCTTGAGGAGAAAAATATACGCTTACTATATTTGTGTCTTTTGGAGTTTGTTCTGATGTAGGTATTTCTACAGATGCATCTGTTTGTAATGAGCTTGTTAATGAGTTATTAACTATTCTTATCTTTTCACTATGAATATTATCGCTTCCTAAACTAGGAACAGATACAAATGTAGTATAATCTTCTCCTCCTAAATCTGTAGATACAAATCCATTTAATGTAGCAGCAGATGGAATAGAACCAGAAAAACTAGGACGTCCTTGGTCTGGATGTACTGAAGGGTAACTTCCGGTAATATCCGTTAAATATGAAAATGGCGCTCTAAAATCTAAATAGTTATATGCATCGGGGTCAGCATTACCTCCATAGAATAATGGATTTTTTGTATATTCTAGTAAAGTAGCATTATTTAACTCATATGACCAATATCTAAATTCGTTCATATTACCGTCAAATGCTTTATTAGACGTACCATAACTTGCAGATCCTATAATTATACTGCTCGAGGTATTATAGTAGAAATTTGAGCCGATTACGGATGCAGATTGGTTGTATACAATATTACCATAATTTTTAACTGCAGCGGAAATTTGTATACTAGAAGAAGCATCAAATGTTAATAAACTATATAATAAAGACTTTAAATAACTATCAGCTTCAAACGTAGAACCGGATGCTGTCATTCTTGCATTAAATGCAGCAACTAAAGCATCAGATGCTGGGGAACCATCAGATACAGGCGTTCTTGTTATCATAAATGATGTCCAATCTCCATTAAACATCGGAACATTATTTAACGATGCACTTATATAATTTGTACCATCATTTAAAAGATAATATGTTATTTGTCCTTCTTTAGAATTATATCCTACTGGTTGATCATATGTAATATAAAAATATGGCAATCCTGGATTGCTTGTTCTTAATAACGTTCTAGGATATAATGATACTGTAGGATCAGGTTTAAATCTAAATTGTACTGTATTTGGAAATGTATTAGTAGAATATAGTGGCGCCCATGGAATTGTTACAGATGCAGTAGGACTAGTACTATTATTAAATTCTAAAGAATAAATGAATTTATCTACTTGCCAATTTGGTTGAATACCGCTTGTTGTAGGTCCACCGTATTCTTTAATATTAATAATTGTAGAAGGAATTCCATAACAAGACATTAACGCTTGAATAGAACGCTTCGTTCCTTTTGTTTTTAATAAATAAGGTAAGTTATTTACAATACGATTCCAAATTTCTAAGGTATATTGTTCTGTAGATATTGTCGGAGTAGTACTTCCAGACTGGATATAATTTCCATTAGAATCTAATCCGGTTACATATTGCCAAAGGCTATCTTTCTTTTTAGAATTAACTAATTTCCATCCAAATGATTCAGCAACGTCAGTTAATAATTCTTTACTAATACCATCTAATGGATGTTGCTCTCTAGAATGTATAGAACTTAAATGATTAATATATGTATAGATAATGTCAAAATGATGACCTATCATATTTACAAATACAAAATATTCAGAATTTCTGTCATCTAAAAAAAGACTTGCAGGTACTGTTTTTAATAAAGAATTGATATTATTTTTATCATATTCTTGTAATATTGCAATAGTATTAGTTACATATTCTTGTACAATAGATGATGTAGTATTTTGTAAATTATATCCAATATTACTATTTAATGACCCTGTAGAATAATTATCGACCCAGTAATTATATGATTCTAACCAATTTAAACTTCCTGTTGAATTTTTTGGCCAAGTAGAAATACTTCCGGTATAGAATGTATATAAACTTCCAGATTCGGAACCAAAATATAAATACTTTTCAAAATCATCAAATCCTGATATTAACTTATTACGTTTTTTAGTAACATCAATAATATTTGCAGATTTGATTGTTTGATTAATATTATTAAGAGTTTCTAATTGCTTATTATAATCTTCTATTAATTGTATTTTATAGTAAAAATTATTAAATCTTTCTTCTGCAGAACTATAAAATATAAATCGCTCTGGTTTACTATAATCAATATTTAACTTAATTCCTTGCAATGATTCTCCAAAATAAGAATCTATAATTTGTTGAGATGTTGATAAATTTACATCTAATAAATCATTCCATGTTTTAAATCCCGTTGTAGAATTTTTATAAAGATCAACATCAATATTAAAGTCAGGACCTTGAATTTGTATTGAAGGGTCTATAATTTCTACATTTTGAACATATTCAGCAACATCACCATAACTAAAAAATACTTCATCTATCTCACAAATTTGTCTAACATCGATATCAATTGGTAATGGCTCATATAACTTAACTAAAATTTCAAAAGACGGGGCTCCTGATAATTCAATGTTAAGTATTCTTATTAATCTATTTTGACCAAAGTTAAGAAATATATTTCTAAGCTGACCGTTTTTAGTTAAAATAGCTTCAAAATCTGTTTTACCATCTACTTTAGTATCTAATGCTAATTGATTTTCAGAATATGTAGGTTGTATAGTTGAAATTGCCTCGAGATCTGTTACCGGAGTAAATATTCCAGTTTCAGGATTAAATGTTGTTTTAGGTGCAGCAATCGATTGAGTGAACTCTGATAATGCTTTAACTCTTAATAATCTAACTTCCGTTCTAGTAGAAGAAACTTCTTCAACAATTAAATTATTAGGTTGAGGCCCTCCGATTTGATCGTAAGAATTAACTATATAATAATACTTTCCAGAATTTAAATTTGATTGATCAAAATATTTTGATAAGTTAACATCTAAATACGAGCCTGATGGAGTTATTTTAAATGGTACTTTATCATTTTCTACATAACTTTCAATTAAAATACCATCAAAAGAATATAAATTTACTTCATATCTACTAGATTGAGCAGTTGGTGTTTTAGTATTTACTTGACCTATTATTGATAAGTCAGTATTAATAAACCCGCTTTCATAAGTTGGTTTGTTTGATTGAAGTAAATTATCTATTAGCATTTAATATAATTATCTCGGTAAGAAAGAGAATGTAGATCCTGGAAGTATTTCTACTAAGAAGTTACTTTGAATAGCACTATTATTTGATGTATAAACTTCGAATTTATTTAATGGTAAATATATAGTATCTGTATTTGATCCAAATAAATTATTTTGGTCATTTAAAGTTATTTGATATTCTTCAGAAACTTCTCCTTGTTTATAAGATTTTTTTGTAAGTTGTATATTTTGTTCTACGCCATTACCAATTGAATATGTTGAGTTATTATAACCATACCAAAATTGAAATTTTACATTTGTTCTATCTACATTAAATATATCTGATTCGCCAATATATTTAAGACGATATTTTATAGTGGATTTTAAATCATATCGACCCTCTGAATTTGAGTTAGAATATACCGTTGCTTCTTTATTAGGTATATTCCAAAATTTTAGTCCATTTGATTGTCTGCTATTAAAATTAGGTGATGTCGTATCATCATTAAATCCTACATTTTCCCAAATTGTTTGACCGTTGTATGTAATAGCGTCTGTTTTAGATGTCGGATATGAATATTGAGAATTGGTAACTGATACTAAAAATCCGCCTTTTAAATCTTGACTCAATCCATTTATAGTACCGTTTAAAGAATTTACTTGATTAGTTAACTCTTTAATTAAAGCGTCTTTATCAATTGTAGTAGTTAATTCAGTAAATTCTTTATTATCTAATAAAAAACGATTGTATTGATCTAATGATATATACTGCTCAGTAACTTTAATACTAACAGTACTGCTACCGCTTTCATTAACTATAAATTGTCCTAAACTATTTCTTTCCATATTATATTACACTAAAAACTTCATCTGCTTTAAAATACTTTATAGTATTACCATTCACTACTTTATAAATAAATCTATAAAATCTATTTTTTTGTAGTATATTAAAATTAAATACAAAATAATTACTTGTACTATCGCAGCTTACTTTAGTATAATCACTAAATCCTACTAAAGATTCTCCAGTATAGTAATCTTCAACTCCATAATACGTAGTCTGTGGTAAATATTGAATAATATTATATGCACTGCCTGTGGTGAATGTTCTAGTAGGAAATAATGGTCTAGCTACGACTCTAATTGTTTCTATAGAATTTTGACTATATTGCTTATTAAGATTTTTAGAAATAATTGTATATCTGTCTGTAGATAATGCTGGTAATGAGCCTGTTATAAATGAAGAATCATCCCAAGCTAATTCTAATCTAGGAACATATACTGTATTTGTTTCGTTACTAAAAAACTGAATAGGACCGTAAGTTTGAGTATCATATTCTAAAGAACCAGACACTTTAATTATAAATCCTTGTTCCACAATAGAACCACTCAGCCAAGCATTTACAATATTACTTACATTTAAATTTAAATCTTGTCTTAAAGGCGAATATGTAAATGTTTGTTTAGATTCTGATACTGTATACCAATTACCTCCCATTTGATTTACTAAATACGAACTAGTTACATTTGCCGAGAATGAACTAGTAACCCATTTCGTAGCTTCCGTTGCATACTGCCAAGAAACCCCATCAGTTAAAAATGGTAAGTAATTTAATTTACCAGTTCCTCTAGTCCATGATTGAGATATAGGATAACAAGCCACTGTATAATCTACTGGTACGTCAATAGCTTCTAAACTATATAATTTTAGTGTAGAAACTAAACTTCCGGTAGAAACCAGACCTTGATTTCTTAAACTAGAAATAGATTGACTAGCATTAAAATTTATTAAGATTCTAGATACTTCAATAATACTAGTACTAGTGACAACTTTTTCTAACTCCAATACTTCGTCTAAACCAGCATTTAATGTCGGTTCTTTTTCGTATATTGTCGCATCTTGATCTGAATATAAATGATAAATCATTGTTTAATTATTTTAACCTGTTACTCTACCTTTAATGTCTTTATTCGGATATTTAATTTCAAAAATACAAGGATCTAATGAAGGATAAATTACTCCGTTTTTCGTAGCTGATACAATATCATATCTATTATTCGAATATCCAATATCGCTACCTGTTAAATTACTAATCGTAATATTTGATACTGTTTGAACGCCATCTATATTATCTAATTCTGCATATAACTTTGATAATATAATTGGCTGGTTTATTTGCCATTTATCAATATTAAAAGTATCTTTTAATTTAGAGATACATTTAAGTAATACTTCATTACTATTATACCCAGGCAATACTATAATACTAAAATCCAATCCAATATTTACAATATAGGCATCTTTAATATTAATAGCATCAGTTATCATTCTATATTGTTCTAAATATGTAGATAAATTAGATTTAACAATTGAATTTAATGGTGTTAAGTTTTTATTTAAATCATATCCTAATAAATATAAATCCATTGCTAATTGATTTGCGCTTACTACACCTTTATCGGTAACTTTATCTTTCGCTTGAGTAATATATGCTTTAGATACTGCTCCGAATTTTTGTGGCATAGAATATACTCTTACAATATAATCTTCTACAGTTACTGCTCTATTTTGCGATGCAAAATTTGCAATTGCATTATATCTAATTTCATCAATACTTTCCAAACTTTTTCCGCCAATTGCTGGTTGAGGATTATTTACTGCAACAGAATTTTTAATTCTAGTGAATAATGCTTGATTTAAACCAGTTCCATCAGAATCGAATGTAACGCCGGCGATAGTTGTTAATGTGTCTGCTTGAACGTTTGATTCAATTCCACCTCCTGTAGTATATCTTACTGTTAATGTAGTATTTGCAGGGGCCAATCCGTAGGTTTTAGAATATAAGAAATTACTAGGATCAATCGAATAATCTATATTTGTAGAATATAATGAACTTCCTATTAAATCCGGATTTGGTATTAATTCTTCATCTGCCGATGTAGATACGCCTGCACCAAATTGAATAGTAATCGTATTATCTGCATTAACTCTAGTTTCAAATCTTCTAGATACTTTTTTAAGCTTTAATAAATACGGAGCTACGCCATTAGATGATGTATAATTTACATTTGAGTATTGGTCATTTCGTACTTCATCAAAAATAGTATCTTGAGCTAAATAAGGAACTTCATACCATATATTTCCATCCGAATCTGTAATATCTAAAATTTCAATTATATTAGTGTCATCTAAAATAATCTTATCATACCTTTTAGGAGTACCAAATGTAAATGTTTGAGTATTTATAGTTCCTGCTACTGCTTTTGCTTGTTTTTTTAATAAATAATATACTGGATTATTACTAGAATCTACTTGATATACAGTTAATGCATCTCCGCCAGCATTTGTAATCGATGCTGAAGTAAATACTACAGATTCAATTGTTCTAAACTGCACATTTGAATTAGTAGCTTTAACGATCATTTCATCATTTATTGATAAAGCATAATTCCAATCAGGTAAATAAACTGAACTAGACTGTATTGCTGGTAATAATTGATATACGTCTAAATTTACTGTTGCTGGTACAGTATTTTTTGGTTTATATCCACGCTCTTGAGCTAATTGTAATAAATTCGAACGCTCTTGAGAATATGATAATAAACTTTCTTTTAATTGATTATCTGTATAATAAGAAAGTACGTCTCCTACATAAGCAGCCATTTCAATAAACATCATACCTGGTGATGTTTCATTAAAGTCATTATATGTATTTGGAAAGTAGCTCTTTGCAAACTCTATAAGAGATTGTCTAAAACTACTAAAGTCCTTATTAATATACTTTATATCTTTTTTTGTATTAGTATTTGCCATTATAGTATAGCTATTGTTCCTGATTGATTAATGTCTATAATTATAGTTTGATTTGCGCCATTATTTGTAACCTGAAAATTAAGAGTTATTAATAGTCCATGTTCATTTTCCGGGCCTAATGAATCTAATTTTTGTTGTATATCAATACTATTTATTATAATATATGGCATCCAAAAAGAAATTGAAGAAGAAATTTCATCTTTTAAATTTTCTCCAACTTCTGATGTATTTGGATCAAATAATAAGTTCATAATACCAGTGCCAAAAGTTGGTAAATATCTACGCTCTCCTTTACTTGTTAATAAAAGATTTTTTAAATTAGATATTGCTTGTTCTTGAGTACTATATGATAATTGAAATACACCCTTTGATGCGTTATTTAATGGAAGTTTAATTCCAACAGCAACATCTGGTTGTGTATCAATTACAGGTATTTTACTTAATATTTTAGCCATTTATTAACTTCCTTTTTTCTTATTAATTGTTTTCATTAAAGCAGAATAATCTCTAGTTAATGCTTGTTCAACTTCAGGTGCTAATTCTGTTACTGGTCTTCCATCAATATCTGTTCTAGGAGCTACTGTTGCAGCACTAGGTGCAGATTGCATTCCCATACTAGACATATTTCTCATAGTCGGCCATTCATCAAAATCATTATGACCTAATTGAGTAGGATTATAATCCTCTTCTAAAATTCCATGGAAATCTTTAGAAGAAAATCCATTCGCAGCTGTTTCACTTAAAATATCGTTAAGGAGTGGATTACTTGAGAATGTTACTGCTGACTTTTTCGGAGCAGGCTTTTTAAATACTGGTTTAGTAGTTTGTGGAGCTTCATTAACCATTCTTTGACCACTTGAAGCTTTTTTTGATACTTTATCTAGACTTTCATAAAGAATGTTCATTTCTTTATGAACTGCCATTTCGACTTCTTCTCTAATGATTTGCCTTAACTGTTTAAAAAATTTATTACTGTCCATACTGACTCTTTAATATAATTATCGAAGCCAATAAAAGATACAGTATTTTTTAAAGCTTTACCTTTGTAGAAAGTAATGATGTTTCTATTAATGTACTAAGGGGTGTTAATGTACCGCCGACTAAAGGATTTAATCCATTAACTATAGCACGTAAGATATTTTGAGCAATTTCACCGTTAACACCAGAATAGATTGCAGGATAACCTAAATTAATAATAGGGGCGTTTAATGTAATTTCACTTGACGATTCTAAAACAATATCTCCTTTACTAGTAATTGAAATTCCATTTTTTGAAGATAGTGCTAATTCTTTTTCTTTTGCATTTAATACAACTCTATCTGAATTCATTATTATTTGTTTTCCAGATAAATTTTGTGTAAATGTACCTATTTTAATATTTGTTACTGTCGCAGGCCCTGCTAATGTTAAAGGTATTCTTTGTGTTGATGTTAAATAAATAGAAGAATCGTCTGTAGTAATATCTTCAATTCTAAAACCTTTTACTGCTGAATTTAATTTTGTATTTGATATTAATAAAATAGGATCTCCAGGATTACCTAAAGTATAGTTAGGTCGTTTTGTAATTTCACTGCTAGTTTTAATAGTATATCCGAATCTAATCGAATTACCTGTTCTACCTTCAATTACAACATCACCTTCAAATAATTGTAATGGTTTAACATTATTAACTATTTCAAATGTTTTCTTTGTTCTATTTGGTTGAGATTGATTAGGTGTGCTCGTAACTCCTAAGGAAGCATTTTGATAACTAGAGTTATTAGTTTTAGGTACATTACCTGCCGTCGGTACGCCGTTATAATTAATGTTAGATTGAATATTAACATCATTCATATAATAAAATGTACCTTCATTTAATCTAAAATTTCCAGCAAATGAAGATGCAGCAGTTACGATTAATACTATTTCTCCAGGAACTGGAATAGATTTAACATGGGCATTCAATGGAATTGCTGTATTTGTATTTTCGTCGTTACTGCCCGGGCGATTTAAAAACTTAAATCGAATAGTATAATAGTTTTGAATATTATCTTTTAAGAAAACTTCTATTACTTCAGCAGATTGTAACATTATTTAATTGGTTTAGATAATGAAGTTTCAATATCTTTATTAATTTGATTAAGATCTTTTAAATCACTTTGAATTTGTTTTAATTCCTCTGGAGATAATTGAAATTCTCCAATACCAGCATCTGACTTTTGTTTTGCTTCAGAAGATAATAGTCGTTGAACGACGGAAGTCATTTTAATTAACTGCTCGTCGTTCTTAACACCCACATCTAAATATTCTTTTATCAGTGGTACTATTACAGCAGCATCATTAATACTTTTTACTAAAGGTGATAACTGCTGAATTAAATTATCTATTTGTTTATTTTTTTCTTTTTGATTAACATGTATTTCTTTAAATACATCTGCTAATGAGGTCTTTCCGTAAATCGAATCATTTATAGTAGGCATAATTATCTTTTAAAATAATTATCTCTTTGCCTTATTCTTTTGCATTCGAATTAATTCTTGTAACTTATACGGGTTTAATTTAATACCATCATTCAATTGAAAACTTTTATATAAAATCTCGTAAATAAGTTTAATATCATTTACTGTTTTCGTAATTGTTTGAGTCTTCAGACCTGTTCTTTCTCTTATTAAAATATACAAAGCCTTTTTATTAAAATTTTCTATATTATCTCTTGTACGGAATAATTCTAATATCGAATCTGCTACTGACATTTCTTTTTGCGAATCAAATAATATAGGTAAATTTGCATCTACATATTTTACAAATTCTTCAACGAAATCGTAGGTTTCTTCAACGAAATCTTTATAAGATTCTTCCGTCATTAAATTACGCTCAATATCAATATTTTCTGTATCTACATTACTTTTTAGCTTTTGATGACTTTTCTTAATAAATAAGATAAGATAATTTCTAGCAATTACAGAAAAATATGAAAATGCTTTTCCGTTTGCATGGACGTATTTATTTAAACGCTCACAAAGAAAAGTAATTGTATCATTAGATAAATCTGTATATGAATCTGTATACTTCCAAGCCTGTAATTTAAATATCCAATTTTCAACTATCTTCTCGAAAGGCTTTTTGATATCCGAATTATATATTCTGCTTTTTTCAGCAAAATCTGTCGATGCAATATACGCACAAATTGCGTTCTCAGTTTCCTGAGTAAAATATTGCTTCTTATCTACCGTCGCTACTGCTGTCATCTTCGTTAATATATTGGTCTAATAAATTTTCGTTAGCTTCGATAAGATTTTTTAGCATTTCAAATGTAGCGCCTACTTCATCATCAGATTCAAATAGTTTCTTATTATCAATTTCTTTCATTTTATCTGAGATATTTCTAAATTGTAATAATAACATTTGTACGTCATCTGTTTTACTTAAAATACGTTCCTCGTATTTTTCTACTTTATTAAGTAAGTTATATATTACATAACCTAAACCTAATATGATTAATATTAATAATGTATTTAACATAGTTTATTTCTTAAAAAAGTCTTTAAATAAATCATCTACAGAAGTATTATTTGATTCAAATACTGCAGATGTTGTTGGCTTATTTGATTTTACGTAAGTAACTGGAATAGAATTATCTTTCGGAGTTTTATTGTCATGCTCAATTCTAGAAGCTAAATGATCTGCATGATGCAAAATAAACGTTAAATTAGATTTTAATCCAAATTCTGGTTTAAATGCCATGTAATAACCTTTATTAGCATCTGAATACATACCATCATGTAATTTAATACCTAAATATTCATTTTCAGATACTTCAATTCCAAATTTTTGTAATGTAAATAAACTTCTATCTGGAACTTTCATAAAATGTATTTTACCATTTAATTCATATAATGCTCCTTGATTCTTTCTATGCCATTCTGAAGGATTAGGAATATAATAAGGTTGTTTAACATCACCTGCTTTTCCTAAATCATGATTAATTGCTGCAAAGATTAATTCTTCTTTTGTAAATCCGTTAATATCTGCTCCCATTTCAGCCCAAGTATCATATAATTTAAGTGAGCATTTTACTACTCGAATTACGTGATCAATATATCCACCTACGAAACAGTTATGATAATTATCATTTCCTGATGCTGGTGCTAATATTAAATCTTCTTGGAATTCTTCATACATTTTAATTAATGCCGACTTTCTTGGTTCAGCAATATGTTCTTTAATAAGTGAGATAAAAGTATCCCAATTTTCTACCAACTGTTCTTCTGTAAACTTCATAACTTATATTATTTTATCTATTAATTTTAATTTTAATGCTTCTTCTGCTGTTAAGTACCAATCTAATTTACATTTTTCTTTCCAAAATGAAGCTTCAATTCCTGTTTTATCAGCTAACATTTGACAACCTAATGTTTCTAAATGATTGAAATAATCTAATGAAGATTTCATGTTATGAAATTTATCCTGCATTTCATATGATCCTTCATGAATCATCATCGTAGAATTTTTACTCATAGCTCTAATTCCCGTAGCACAAGCTAATATCCAAGCTCCTGCAGAAATTGCTTGACCTCTACAAACTACATTTACTTTAAATGGTAAAGACTGGATATAATCAATAATACCATTCATTTCAAAAATATCTCCTCCTGGAGAATTTAATGAAATTGTCATTGGCTTATCTTTATCTTCTTCTGCCCTATAACGTAATATTATTCTTACTGCATACATTATGTTGTATAATGTTTCTCCGTCCTTAACCGGCCCATGTAAATAAATAACTTCATCATCTACATTAAATCCATGTTCGGCTTGTTTAAATAAGTATTCTGCAGAATTTATATCATAATCATAAACTTCTGTTTGTGAAGATTCGTCAATAGCTTCTTGTACATTACTTGAAGTTATACGTTCTCCATATATGTTTTGCTTTGTTTTTTTCTGAATCATAATCTAATATAAAGAAAAAATCCCTTATAAACAAATAAATCTCCACTGCTATTAACAATGAAGATTTAGTGCTTAAATTTAAAATTTTAAATGGAAAATTAAAAGTGGTATTCTTTTATTGAATTAAGATAATCATTCATATATGATCATCAAAATGGTTAATAACCGTAATCTGTCGGCTCCAATTCAATTAAAGAAATAATATTCTCTACTTTCTGTCTAACCTGTTGAATTTCTACTGTTACTTGTTCAGCAGACAATGTACGTGTATCTAATCCTTTTACGATAGATAACAATTGATTGTTTACTGCTTCTAACTTTGTTTGTGTTTGTGCTTTGTATCTCATGACCGATTTATATTTATTATAATTATAGTATATTTAATATTATTTAATTATTATATGGTGTGGACCCATTTCTTATTCTATCCCATCATCATTATAATTAAATTTTATCATATTTCCTAGACTTCAGGAAAATATTTTTTTCTAAACTCCAAAAGTGCTAATTCTTTAGACTTTGCTTCAATCATAACATCAATATTAAGGCCATGACAATTAATCGGCCCATTGATTAAGTCACTATGAGCTTGAAGTTTAATTTTCGGGTCATTAAAATGTAATGATTTGCTTTCAGAATAATGCGTAGTTGTAATAACATCCATTGGCCACGTGCAAGAAGCTAACTTAAGAGCTTCAAATTCAGATAACTCGCCAGTATTGAAAGTATGATGATGAAAATCAAACACAATAGGAACACCACATTCTGAATGTACCATATGATATAAATCTTTAACTGAGAACATAGATGCTTTATCATCATTCTCAACAGTTAAACGAGAAGCACAAGCAGTACTTAAGCGTCTCATATTCTTAACCCATGTCTTAGCCGCGCCTTCTTTATTGTTATACGTAGCGCCTACATGTATGTTAATCTTATTATACGGAGACTCATCCAAACCTAATAAATCAAATACCTTAGAATGGTTTTCAAGCTCTATAAGAGTCTTTTTAACCACAGCTTCATTAGGAGATGCTAATAAATTAAAAGGGCCTGGGTGAGCGGTAATTCGGTGTTTATGAGCTTGAATATATAGGCCAATGCGCTCCATAACTTCTTTAATCTGAGGAAAATCCGGAAGTTGGTCAAAATTGTATTCGCTACACCATGGAAAGATGTCACTGCTAATACGGAAGAACCTAATATTATTAGCTTCATTCCAATGAATAATCTTTTCTAAATCAATAACATTTTTCAATGCTAGTTCAGATGCATACGGTAAGCCCTTAGACTTAAACGTAGCTTGTTTCATACCGCGATTAGTACTAATCTTACTTTTTTGCAAAGTAGTGTTAATACACGCATAACCTAAATTTCTTATCATATCATAAAGATAAGGTAAACAAATCAAAAAACCAAATTTAATTACATAAAAAAAGCCCTTAATAGGGCTTAATTTAAACTACTAGGATGAATAATAGAAAGTAATTTATATACTTCTACGTATTTAAAATATTGTTGAAGCATTTTTAATTCTTTATCTAAAAACTTATTGTTAAATGGTTCTTTTGTAAAGATATATCCATCGTTAAATAAGTATTTTTTTGTAGAATCTATTGTTGAACTTAAATTTCCAGAAATTACTAAGGAATCAGGAAGTAATAAAATATGCACGTAGTTTGAGTCATAAGAAGCTTGCTCTAAAAATTTTAAAAGTTTAGGTGTTAAAAAATTATTTTCAGAACCTTCTTCAGGTTCAAATAATTCTTCTTCATTATCTTCTTCAAACTCCTCAACCTCTAAGCAAAGGTCATATAAAAATAAAAGCTTTTCTCTGTTTGGTAAGCTTTGAAAAAACTCATAATCATCTTTATTTAAAAAGATATTATCATAAACAAATGCTGGCTTTGTCATTTTTTAGAAATTTGTTGTAAAATGTCATTAAGAATTTTTTTAGTATGCTCAGACAGCGACTTATCATAATTTTCTACGAAATTAATTACAGAATCTACGATAGCTAAATTTTCATAACTATTCATATTTTCTAATCGTGCCTGTAAATTATATAATCTATCTAAAACCTGATCTTTTTCTTTACTAGTTAAGTATGGACCGGCCATTTCATTCTTAATATTTAAATCATTAAAGATAGAAGATATGTCTAACATTTATAACATCATTAATCATTTATAAATATCTTTGACTTATTTTTTGCACGTGATTTATGTATTTTATTTGCTCTAGTTTTAAGACGACTCATCTTCATTTCATCTATCTCATCAATACGATCCGGATGCGTTCTATTAAAGTTTTGAGTTGTTTTACAACAAAGTAATGCTTTATTCCAAGCTTCTTCTTCAGTAGCTACCGAAGGAATAAAATATTCATCAAATAAATTTATAATAGTATCATCCATTGAATCAGGAATTCCTATATAATAAGACCCTAATTCTTTATAAGCCTTAGCCAAAGGATAATACTTATTTACACGTTTTTTTACCGTTTCTAGTTTCATATATTATTTTAGAGACTTAATTATATCAATCATCACTTTCATATCAACGTGGCGGGTAACTGCTTCTTCAACAGCATCCATTAAGTCACTGTATAATTGTGTATCGCGTATTGAAGAAAATGTAGTAGAATATTCACCCATTTCTTCTTTTACTGCTTTTAAAATTTTCTCTAATTCTTTTTCAGATGCCGAATCAATAAAATCAATAACATCTTCTAATTCGATATCAACATCAACGTCGACTGTTTTCCATGTACTCATATTTTTATTTTTTTAATATACTTAAATATAAAATGCACTTTTCAAATAAACAAGAAAAAAGGTATAAAATTATAAAAATTCTATACCTTTTTCGTTACTATATTCAATCTCAATAGGTTTATTTTTTATTTCATACCTAAGAGTTGCGCTACTAGCATTAACAAACGTAATACCTTCATGTTCTTTTATACCATATCCTTCATGGATATGTCCAAATACGTGAAGTTTAGGTTTAATCAGCATTACTCTATCATATAAATTCAAACATCCTACATTCCACATATCTCTCGCAGTATAATCTAATATATTCATAGGAGGACCATGAGTAACGAGTACATCAGTATCGTGAGGAATCATTTCCCACTTTTCTTCTAATTCTCTACCTCTTCTTAAATTAAATGCCCAATTAAAAAATTCAGGCTGCCATGGAGATCCATAAAATTTAATGCCATCAATTGTAATGCTACTATCTTCTAAATAATGTATATTACTAGGTAAAGATTTTAGCATATCTATAGTCCATGTACTTTTATATTCGAAAGCCATATCATGATTTCCGGCAATAAATACAATATGCTTAAACTCTTTTGCTTGTCTTTCTAACCAACCAAAAAAATCTTCTACTTCATGAGGCTTACCTCTGCCGGTAAAGTCTCCGGCATGTATCAGTATATCACCTTTCGGTAATACAAGATCTTCATGCATTGTATGTGTGTCTGATATTAGTACTAATTTCATTTTGAATTATTATTAATCGTTTTAAATAAAGTTCTGGAAAATCTATTTCTAAAAATCCAAACTCTGAATGTATATCATTATATATTGAATCTAATAATTTTAATGTTATAGAATCGTAAAAATTTTTAAGTCCCCAGATATGTTTGATATATTTTTGCGGAATATCTGAAAAATCTAATTCCGGGTTCCATACATCATCATCTTTTAAGCCAGATGTATATATATTAGGTATAAATGTGCCGTAATTTAATTTTAACTTTTCACAAATATAAGTAATTGCACGTTGCTCAATAAATAACGTATATACGTCTTTTTTATTTTTTGTTTTTACCGTTTTATTTAACTTTACAACTTTATCTGCATATTCAAACCAATCAAATACCATTTGTTGATTATTAATATACATAAAAGCACAATTCATGGCTAATACATCCCATTCTTTTTCATTATAATCATCTATAAATGACGAAGGTATAAGATATGGATTATATTTATTCTTTAAATCAAAGGATTCGTAATGAAATGCTAAAAAATCTTTAGATTTATCCCAGTCAAAATAGTTTGTAATCCATAAATCAGTATCTAATATACAATAAGTAGATTCTAATTTTGAAATTTCATTAGCAGCATATAGTTTAGGTAAACTCCAATATTTTAAAAGTGTTTTTGAATTATATGGAATATTATCTAATATATCTACGTTTATTTCGTCATATAATGAATCTAATTTATATAATGATATTGTCTCTAGAAACTTAGAATTACAGTATAACCGAATCGGCCCAAAATTCTTTTTCCAAAACAATGCAGATGCAAATTGAGAAGATATCTCTACAAAGTTTATTTCTTTATTTTTTTGATAGTATATATGATATCCAATCATTAAAACGCATATATAAACGTCCCATCTAATTTCATTACTCTCGTAATAGTTACTCTTGTAGCTTCAAAATATTGTTTTGATACTTCAACAGCTCTTTGCATCATTTGCATCGCAAACGGGTCCATTTGATTTGTAATGTGTTGAAGTACTTTAACATTAACTTCACCTTTAGTTTCAATCATGTACTCAGAAACTAAATCAACAGCATCTTGCATATTTACTTGCCCCGTATACATCTCCAAAATAATTTTTTTCATTCTTTCATTATCCATATTAATCTACATTTGGTTCAATATATTTTATTTCTTTTAAAGTTCTTTTTTTACTTTGCAAATCTAATCCATATCCATAAATCCATTCATCACCAATTTTAAATCCATAATAGTCTATCATATGTATACTAGAAGGTCTGCAAACTAAAGCAACTGTCTTAACTTCTTTTGCACCTAAATCTCTATAAATACCAGATAAACTTTTTAAAGTTTGGCCCGTATCGATTATATCATCAACAATAAAAACAGTTTTATTTTTAACGTTATTACTTAATTGAGATTTAATCGTTAGTCCTTGGCTCTCTGTTCCGTTTTCGTAACTGGATGCTTGAAGAAATTCCGTTTCAACATCCATATCTAATTCACGAACTAAGTCAGCAAAGAATAAAAAAGCGCCACGTAATACACACACAAACACAAGATCACTATGATCTTTATAATCTCTGCCAATTTCATTTGCTAAAACTTTAACCCTCTCGCGAATATCTTTTTCTTCAATTAAAGTTAGCTCCATTTTTCTAAAATTTGTTCGAACGTCTTAATTGACTGTACGCCTACTAAAACTTCTAAGGTTACTGAATCTTTAACAAATACAAAAGTAGGAACTGACTGAATTTTGTAATTCGATGTTAATTCTTTCTCTTCGTCAATATTGATTCTCGTAATCTTTACCTTGGATGTATCTAAAGTAGTCTCAAATTTATCGATTGCGGGCTTCATTGCCTTGCAAGGCCCACACCACGGTGCTGAAAAATATAAAATCTCTATCATACTTAAAGATAATGAAAATATTTCAAATTTCCAAATAAAAGATAAAAAAACAGCGACAAAAATGCCGCTGCTTCTTATTTTAATTTGTTAAACTATTAATTACTTAATATCTGCGCTTTCAATTAATG